CTTCTTCGTTTAATATATCATCACAATTATCACAAACAAAATCCCATAATGGTCTCCAATACCATACATTTGCTCTAAAGTATTCTCCTTTTTCTGATATTGGATTAATTCCATCTAAATCAAATCCCATTTTACACCTCCTTTGGTATTACTGGAGCAATTAATCTTTTAGTAATAGTGCAATATCTTTTCTCATCTGTTTCAAGTACACCTTCTTTTTTTAAATCATTAACTCTACCACTAACTGCATTAATATCATAATTAGTGAAAGATGCTATTTCTCTTAAAGAAAGACCTTCGTTATGTATATTGAAGTGTTCTTCTACAACCCAAAATATTTTATGTTTTTGTGTTTTAGCTGTTCCTTCTTCTATGATTTGCTTATATGCAAACCTGCTAGTTACTTCTACCATTTACTGCTCCTTTTTTTGTATTATTTAAACGTCAGCAGAAGAGGTCGAGGGAGTAGAAGTTCCCTCTACTGTCTTCTGCTTCAGTCTACTTAAGTTTTAGTCGTTTTCATTTTTATTATAAAAACTAATTTTTAAAGTATTATCGCTGCCTTGCATTACATTTACTATAGCATAGCTATTCTCTGGTGTTATTCCATTTGCTTTTAATAATGATAATGGGAATGTTATTCTTCCTCTTTTATCTAGTTTCAACTTGGCTATATTCATAATAATTAATCCTTTTTTTGTTTAATAGAGGGCTAACGCCAACCAGCCCTCTATTTTTTCATTTGTTACAAATTTCTTTCTTATGTTTACACATACAAAGTTATTTGTATTATCCTGTTAACCTCTTAAAGAGGCTTAACAAGTCTTTATATCGTATAGTTACTAGGGGTTCTTTACGATCTTCTTTTAGAATTTGTCCATATACATGATCACATGGTTTATATAAATCTCCAATTTTCTTTCTTCCCTTAACTTGGAATTTAAATAAATCATGTTTGATGCTGTCTCCTATTGTGATAGTCATATCCACTTCTTCATGCCATCCTAAAGATCTACCATCAGATCCCCAAGCACGCTTGGATTCAAAACCATAACCTTTAGCTAGGTTTACACATTCTCGTTCAATTCTATTGCCTTTTTGTTTAGGGGCTTTACCACTCATATAAGCTCCTTGTGCGTATTATGTGCATTTGGATTGCCTCTATGTTCTGAATGATATGGTGAATCAGCTCTAAATAAAGCTTCGTAATCTTCTTCTATATCTAGATCGCATCCAATTTCTTCATATACTTGTTCAAGCAGATGTTTAATTTCCTCAAAACGATCTTTATCAGTTGTTTCGTAAGTTAAATGATCTGCTACTATTTCTATTTTTTCATGTAGTTTCATTTATTAATTCCATTTTTGTTTTTTATTTTTTTTAATTCAGCATTAGTTGGCTGACCTAATAGTTTCCATATTTTATCAAATTGTTTTTTACCTGCGTTACTCATTTTTTTATACTCTGCATCTTCTAGTTGCTGCAGTAAGTGAATTAATTTTTGAGTCATAGCTGTAGCTATATTTGATACTGGTTTTTTCATATAAGCCATCCTTTTTTAATTGTAAATGATGTAAATATTGATAATCTTGTAATTCCAAGTACAATTTGTATACTATCTCCACCTAGTGTAGAGTATCCTATTCCTATCATAAATGTTTTAAGAATTATCACTCTGTTCATTACCATTTCTTGGAATTTTGCTTGAGTGATTTGTATTAGAGGAAATCCCAGAAGTGTCAGTGCTTGTCCATGTTTCATATATCTCTACCTCTTTTTTAAATATCATTGTTGTTGTTTTATTAATGTCGTGATCATATACATATACGCATGTATCATACCCTTCAATTTTTTCAATTTTATCGTTTTTGATGTGTATTTCTACAACAGCCATCTAGGCCTCCTTTGTATGTGGATAGGGCACAAATAAAGGAATCTGTGCCCTATTTTTGTTAATTACGCTTATCAAAAGTAAACGTTTCCCAGTTGTAGTCCAAGATAATTTCAAAGGTTGATTCATCTCTGGCCTTAAGAGACCTGACTAATCTTTTCTTTGTCATTGATCTTCCTTCAAATGATATATATTGGTCTGATTTTTGTTCTATGGCACTATTGCCTTTACCACTATGTACATTTAAAGAATTTGTTTCTTGATAACTATAAGATGCTGATTTAGAAATATGATGTACTGCTAATACCATTACATCTTCATTCATTGCTAAGTCTTTTAAACCATTAGCAATTATTTCTTGTCTAGCAAATTCATCTTTTCCAGCATACTTTGCCTTTACTCTATCAATAGTATCTACAACAACTATTTTTGCACCTGATTCAGATACTACACTTGGTAAATCTTCAATGTCTGGTGACACTGTCATCAATTTAATATGTTTAATTGATTCCATTCCCAAGTCTATTATTTCTGAATTTTTACTTGCAAATGCACTAG